CCTGTAGGGTAGAAAAACATCAGGGAATATCTAAAAAATACGATATTCATAAAGCCTTTTGTGGATGCTTCTCTTTTATAGAAAGTACCACTGATGTTAATCAGGGAAATTAATAGATTCACAAATTAATTTGAAAAACCCTGGTAAGAAAATCAAACTGCTTGAAACCCCTAAAACTTATTCTACTAAGCAATTTTTGTGAGAAAATTGTGGCCAAGACAAAGACCTTGGGTATAGTAAAAATGAATAAGATGAAATTAATGTAACAAAAATAATATAACAAATAAATTAACTAATAGAAATGGGCAATGAGCATCCAAGCTTCTTTAAATAATATTATTTTAAAACAATATAGATACAAAATAAATTAGAATGTATAAATAAATGTCTTGCGAAATAAATGAAAAATTATGCGATAAATGTGAAGTTAATTATCCGATTAGTAGTTATAGAAAATATAATGAAACATCCATCGGAAAAACTTGTAAAAAGTGTTTAAATGAATTAGATAAAATAAGAAAGAAAAATCTTAGACAAAAAAGGTCAGAAACTGTTTTTGTAAAATGCGAAAAATGTCAAGAAGAAAAGGCATTAAAATGTTTTGCAAAACTTAAAAAGTTTTATAAAAAAAAGATTTGTCGTTCTTGTTATCCTAATTTTTTAACAGAGCAAAAAACAGAATGGTGTAAAAACGAACATAATACAAATATAAATTATAGAATAAAAAAATCGTTAGCGGCCCGTTTAAGAACTGTTATTGTTAAAAACGATTCAACCATGAATTATATTGGATGTAATATTCAATATTTAAGAGAATGGTTTGAATATAATTTTACGAGTGAAATGAATTGGGATAATTATGGGTCATATTGGTCAATCGACCACATTATACCGGTTTGTAAATTTGAATTAACTGATGAAGATGAAAAATTAAAATGCTGTAATTGGACAAATTTAATTCCCGTTCAACTTTTTAAAAAAGTTGATCAAAATATTTATCATACTAATAATACTAATAATACTAATAATACTAATTTGGCTCCACCTTTTTTAAAAAAGGTGGATTATATTGTAAATAAAATAGAAAAATTTAAAGAAGAAGGTTCAACGACTAAATGGTTTTCGAGTGAATTTATATTAAATAAAGATTTTGCTGAAATGAAAGAAAAAATGAAAGCAAATATGAATTCACTATAAGATATAGTCTAATCCTTATTGAAAGATAAGGTAGAGGAAATGTACAGGTAATCCTCAAATAACTTTCTGGAAAGTGACATACCGTCGCTATACCAATTTTGCCATAGAATCAATTGAACAAACATTCAATGGCCAAGCTGATTTCGGACGTCGTGTTCAATGCACGATCAGTAGAAACGGCGATCTTGCATACAGAACATACTTGCAAGTTACTTTACCCGAAATTAACCAACTTATGGGCATTGCTGCCTTCTCCGCTGGCCAAGGATCGGGCGTCTATGCTCGTTGGTTAGATTTCCCCGGTGAGCAAATCATTGCTCAAGTTGAGGTCGAGATTGGTGGTCAACGCATTGATCGCCAATATGGTGACTGGATGCACATTTGGAATCAACTTACGATGACTTCCGAGCAAGAGCGTGGTTACTTCAAGATGATTGGTAACACCACTCAACTCACATTTATCACAGATCCTTCTTTCTCTGAAGTTGATGGACCTTGTGACTCCTTGGCTCCTCGTCAAGTGTGTGCTCCCCGTAATGCTCTTCCTGAAACAACTCTTTATGTTCCTCTTCAATTCTGGTTTTGCACCAACCCTGGTCTTGCCCTTCCGTTGATTGCCCTTCAATACCACGAAGTCAAGATCAACCTTGATATCCGACCAATTGATGAGTGCTTGTGGGCTGTTACCACTCTTTCTTGCCAATCTGAGGGTAAACAATATGCTCCCGGACGCCCTGTTCCTGCTGCTATTGCCTACAATCAATCTTTGGTTGCTGCGTCTTTGTATGTTGACTATGTCTTTTTAGATACTGATGAGCGCCGAAGATTCGCCCAAAATCCCCACGAATACTTAATCACTCAACTCCAATTCACTGGAGATGAGTCTGTTGGTTCGTCTTCCAATAAGATCAAGCTCAACTTCAATCACCCCGTCAAGGAGCTTATTTGGGTTGTCCAACCCGATCAAAACGTTGATTATTGTTCGTCCCTTGTTTGTGATGCTCTTTTATTCAAGGTTCTTGGTGCCCAACCCTTCAACTACACAGATGCGATTGATGCTCTTCCTAACGCCATTCACGCTTTCGGCGGCCCTGCTGGTATTGCTCAAGATTCTCGTGCTTACATTGATGTCCAAGGTTTGTTTCAAGATGCAGGTGCTCTTGATTACTCGGTTCCTCCCGGCTTCACTGGATACTGGAACGGACCTTCCAATCCTTACAATGAGGTTAATCTTGGCGGTCAAGTCCCCAACTACGATGGTGTTGCGGGATTAACTGCTGAAGAATTGACTGCTCTTAAGGCTTTACAAGGTGGTTCTCATATGGAAAACTCCGCTGTTTCCGATGCTGGAACCTTCGTCCTCTGCGAGACCTCTGTTGATCTTCACTGCTGGGGCCTAAACCCTGTTGTCACCGCTAAGCTCCAACTTAACGGCCAAGATCGTTTCTCTGAGCGTGAAGGATCTTACTTCTCTTGGGTCCAACCTTACCAAGCACACACTCGTTGCCCTGATGAAGGTATTAACGTTTATTCGTTCGCTCTTCGTCCCGAGGAGCACCAACCGAGTGGAACTTGCAATTTCTCCAGAATTGATAACGCAACCCTTCAACTTGTTCTCTCGAACGCCACTGTTGAAGGCACCAAGACTGCTAAGGTCCGCGTGTATGCGACCAATTATAATGTGCTAAGAATCATGTCTGGGATGGGCGGGTTAGCATATTCCAATTGATCACCATATATCGTGTGGTTATTATTCATATATTTTAAATAAATGATATTCGTATTACTGATATACTTTATTTTGTATTCTTGCTTCTCCGTTGGGTGAAGCAAGATTTTAATAAACCCCACCCATATTATGGACCGGGTTAAAAAGACGTGTATATACTATTTACATGTCTAATTTAAATAAGTACTATGTTGCTTTTTGGTTATTAATAGCAAAAAACAACTTAAAGACATCGCCATATATTAACTTATAAAATGAGCATAGACATCGTTGACCTTATTGAAAGCAATCCAATTACCAAATTAAATGGTAATTATCAGTCAAAATTAGTTGAAAAGGTTAAAAATAATTTCACAAATTATGAACAGCAACTATTTTTATCAAGTTTTTACTGTTATTTAAAGTATGATACCAAGAATGATTTTGTGATTAATTTAGATAATATTTGGCATTGGCTTGAGTTTAGTTCAAAATTTACTGCTAAACGATTATTGGAAAAACATTTTAAAATAGAAAATGATTATAAAATATTGCTTTGCCAACCGGCAAACCAAGAAAATATTACACATGGAGGCCATAATAAAGAAATATTTATGTTAAATACAAATACATTTAAAAAATTCTGTTTAAAAGCTGGAACAAAAAAAGCAGACGAAGTTCACGATTATTTTATTAAACTTGAAAATATTATGTTTGAAATAGCTAAAGAAGAATGTGAAGAATTGAAACAACAATTACAACAAATTGTAACCATTAAAAACAAAGAAACAGAAGAAAAATTAGTTAAACAAAAGGAATTAGACAAAGAAAAATTTTTATTAAAAGAATATGATAATGCGGGCAATATGATTTATCTTATTAAAGTAAAGAGTTATGAAAATGGAACATATATTGTAAAAATCGGCGAATCAAGAAAAGGAATTCAAAATAGATATACCGAGCATAAATCTAAGTATGATGAATGTTTATTATTAGATTGTTTTTCGGTTGATAAAAGTAAGGATTTTGAAAGTTTTATACATCATAATACAATCATTTCTCATAACAAGGTTAAAAATCTAATCGGTCACGAAAAAGAAAACGAACTTTTTTTAATTGGTAGCAATTTAACATATCAAATAGTTATTAAACTTATAGACGATAATATTACTAATTTCAATTATAGAGTTTGCGAATTATTAATGGAAAATGAATTATTGAAATCCAAACTAGAAATGATACCTCAACCCAATATGAATAACGAATTACTTTCCGAACTTATGAAAACCATTCATATATTATCAGATAAAATTTCTTCGCTTGAACACTCAAATACAGAAATAATAAATAAACTTAATAATCGTGAAGCCAAAGTAGTAACAGTAACTGGATTTAATCAACAAATGCCTAATTTGGGACCACGTCTTCAAAAAATTAATCCGGAAACTTTGGGATTAATCAAAGTTTATGAATCAGTAACCGAATTAATGAATGAAAACAAAGACATTAAACGACCAAGCATTGTAAAGGCAATTGAAGAAAATACTATTTATTGTGGATTTAGATGGTTGTTAATAGAAAGAAATTTAGATCCAAATATTATCAATGATATTCAGCAAACAAAAGAAACTAAAGTTCAAAGTTTAGGTTATATTGCCAAATTAAATAAAGAAAAGACGGAAATATTAAATGTTTATTTAGATAGAAAAACCGCTGCAACGTTTAACAGTTATCAAAGTTCATCAGCCTTAGATAATCCAGTAAAAAACAATACTATAACAAATGGTTATTATTATACTTTATACGATAATTGTGAACCAATGTTAATTCAACATTTTGAAGATAAAAACGGAATACCATTGCTATATAAAAACGGAATCGGACAATACGATCTCAATAATAATTTGGTAAATGAATTTTCTTGTAAATATGAATGTATTAAAGAATTAAAAATGAGCGATAAAACACTTGCCAAAGCATTAAAAAATAATATTCCATATAATAATTGTTATTATAAAGAAGTAGGGAGTAAATTAAACTATTTATAAAAGTTTTTTAATATAATGTAACCATAATATATAATGGTCGCAATACCTTTTATAAATAAAACAAAAAAAACAAGATTTAAAGGAACCTTTAATTTAGATTCCACAGATTACGAATATACTATGTATTTATTACCAATTACAAAACAAAAAGAATATAATGAAATTGTTAATTATTTCGGCAATCGTATGTTTAAAGGAAGTGTATGTTTAGAAGTAGATGAGTCGGCCGTTGAAGATTACTTAGATAATGGCGATGTTAGTGCGTTTATAATGATTAATCCGTCAAATATCGATAATGTAGCATCAGGCACATTACAAATTTATGATTGGTGTAATTCTTCTAGTAAGTCGTCTTCAAAGTCACAATCGTCTTCAAAGTCACAATCTATTGGCGACGCTGATGTTTGGATCAATGATGTTTGTAGAGTCTCTAGTTCGAGTAATACAGGAAATCCATTAAAAGCATTATTTTATTTTATGGAACAACTAACAATTCAAAACTTACATAAAAATAACATTAAACTTTACATTGAAAATGAACCAGATAATGTAAAGGTTCTTAAACCAAAATACGAATCGTTAGGATTTGTAAAGAATATGATTCAAAATCCCGAAATTTGCCCTAATTGGACAGGAACCGAAATAGTTATGGAAAAATCTGGATTAACAGAAGAAACGCCAGTTATTGATTTTTCGTTTTTACAATCGTCTGTTAAATCTGTTACGACTAGAATTACTAGAGCTACTACAGCTGCTACAGCTACTACAGTTAAAGGAAAAGGTATTAAAAAAACTTATAAACACAATAAAAAAACTTATAAACACAATAAAAAAACTTATAAACACAATCGTAGACGCAAATAATAATACGTTATTAATATTTAAATATTATATTAGTTAATTATATATTATGAATTTGTTAGTTACTGGTTGTTGTGGATTTATAGGTTCAAATTTTGTAAATTATTATTTTAAGGAAAACAGTTCTGTAAACATCATAAATTTAGACGCTATGTATTATTGCGCATCTGAGAACAATGTTGACGAACATATAAGAAAATCTGATAGATATAAGTTAATTAAAGGTAATTTATGTTCATTTGAACTTATTTCATCTACATTAGAACTTTATAATATTGATACTGTAATTCATTTTGCGGCACAATCGCATGTTCAAAATTCATTTGACGATGCTTTACAATATACAAATGATAATGTAGTTGGAACACATACATTATTGGAGGCTTGTCGTAAATATGGAAAAATACAACGGTTTATTCATATTTCAACCGACGAAGTATATGGAGAATCAATGATCTCTGAAAATGAAGAGAAAAAAAACGAAGGTTCTGTTTTATGTCCTACAAATCCATATGCGGCAACAAAAGCAGCTGCTGAATTAATAGCTAAATCATATTATCATTCATTTAAAATGCCAATTATAATAACACGTGGTAATAATGTGTATGGTCCAAATCAATATCCTGAAAAACTAATACCTATATTTATTCAACAACTTTTAAAAGGTAACCAAGTTACTATTCAAGGCGATGGGTCAAATGTTAGAGCATTTTTACACGTAAGTGATGTATGCTCAGCTCTAAAATTAGTTTTAGAAAATGGTAAAATAGGGGAAATATATAATATTGGAAGCGACGATCATCACGAATATACAGTTTCACAGGTGGCTCATATATTGATTGAAAAAATAATCGGAACAAAGGATTACGATAAATGGATTAGTTATATTCAAGATAGACCATTTAATGATAAACGATATTATATAAGTAATCAAAAAGTTAAAGATTTAGGATGGACAATCGAAACCGATTTTAATAATGGACTAGATGAATTAATTGAAAAAATGAAAAAGGGGGATTATTAAAGAATCATCTATATCTTTACAAGATTTCATATATATATAATTAAGTTCTTTAAGCCAATATTTAAAAAAGTATAATAATAATGAAAACATGGAAATGGAGCACAGGAGAACCGTATTACAAGAGCGCTAGACCGGAAAAAACTGGGGAAGAATCGAAAACAAATACAAATACAAATTTAGATCCTAATTACGAATATGATTCTCAAAAAAACGCCATCAATCAATCTTTAGCAGATGATTCCTTTTTTAATCAAGATTCAGATTTACTTAATATTACTAACACGATGTTTTCAAGAAACCAAACAGCTAATGAAACTAGACGTGAAGATATTGATACCAAAATGGCCGATCGCGAACTACTAGCTCAACGAGGAGTTAATCCGTTTTTACAAACTAGTTATGTTAACGATATCGTAACTCGAGATATGTATTTGAAGCCGGTTAATACGACACATGGTAGAGAAAAAGAGACTGTAAAAGAGGAATAATAAATATTATATTTTATAAATTTATAATATTTATTTAGATCGCCTTTACGCACATAGTATGAAGCAATCTATTAGCAATGTAAGCCAAGAATATATTTAACAATACCATAACAGAATTAATGACAAACGTAACATTTACTTTCTTGAAATGCATAATCATAAAAAATGCTATAGAAATAGCACTAAATACAAATAATGAACCTAAAACAATAGACAAAATATAAAAATAGACACAGTATTCTCTTGGCAAAGGGCCAAAATATTTATTCATAAAGCCGGGCATTATATAATATAACGAATATATTAAATTCGTTAAATTAAATTAAAAATAACATATTTAAGAGAAAACAACTTAAATAAATTGTCTTAAATCTTAAATAATGAACAACTCAAGTTATACAACTCAAAATGATTTATTACTAAAGAATCTGATAATTTTCTATGATACCGATTTAAATGGTTCCTTTAATGTAAATAACAATTTAGACAAAATGATTCGAATAATTACCGGCGAATCTAAAATATCTCTTAGAATTGTTGATTGGTTTGCAACAAACTATGCTAAAAAGTATTATACATTATTTACAATTGAACAAACCAGCGATAATATTTCGAGACGGTTTAAGGTCTACGATGATTATAAACTTAAATTAAAAGCTTACAGTAAGAAACGATTTGACCCGTTCTGTAGATGGGACAGAATTAGCATACCATATACCAAGGGAAAATTTATTGAAACAACTATCGGACAATTGAATTTCTTTAAATGGGCTCTTGAAAATAAAGTTATTGAATATGTGGAACAAAATTATGATACCATTGAAAAGGACATGAATAATCGTAACAGCACATCTAAAAGAAAAGAAACACTTGTTGACAACTCCAAGACGAGAAAGAAGCGCGAAGAATTGTCTATTTCGGCTACTAAAAGTATCAAAAAAGAGAAGGTTGAAATAATTGTTCAGTTTAATTAGTTAAAAACTGATGTTACCCGTGAAATCAACACTTACATTCGTGACCACAAGCTCCAAGACAAGGACAATGGTTGCTACCATTTTGAAGCTCAAGAAGACTGACGAGCTTACCTACTTTAACCTTCAAAAGTATATGTCTCCTCATTTTGACAAGTCCATCAAGGTCGAGACTGTCAGTGCTTAAATAAATTTAAAATACTTAAACATCTATCACTCCGAAATACATGTGTGATTTTGGTAGTTTTTATTTTTTGTAAATTTGAAATCGTTGACATTTCGATCTGATATCGGTTAAATTAAAAATTTTGAATAATATTAAGCAATTTTAACATTTTTTCGTATATATATATATATATATATATGAAATTCGAATATAATAAAAAAGGAGGTATAAGACTTAAAAATGAATGGAAAGATAGATCAGAGGAAGCATTATTTACATTTATAAATAACTGTACAAAAGTTAAAATACTTACCGATGATAGTGTATCATGTATAACATATGTTTTTGAAGATTTACCAAAAAATTTTATATCCCCATATGTAACAACAAGAAGTAATGACCTTAACGCTCCTGTTAAAAAAATTTTATTTAAACTCGGTTATAATGATCCTACAGCAGCTAAAAGTAATTACATTCCTTGTAATCGAAGTAGTCAAGTCGAATTAGAAGTTGTTACACAGTCTGATTTTCAAAGCGAAGTTGTTATTCAGAATTTATTGTTTCAAGAAAGTATTAAAACAGATTCAAGCATACTTGAACCAATATGTCCTGCTATTATTTGTTACACTAATTCGGTAGGAACTATAAAAGAAACAATAAAAATTTTAATTTTAAGCAAATTGGTGGATAAACAAAGAGGAACAAATAATATTAGTGATAAACAAATAACACAAAATTTATTTAATATTAATAAGTATAATATGTTTTTGATTGTTATGGAATTTATGGATGGTTTTACACCGTTAAGTACGTTACTCAGGCACCAGCACCATCGATATGAACAATTTCTTGACATGCATGCTTATGAGTTACAAAAGATGAGTACCTATGGATATGTACATGGGGATTTTCACCAAGGAAATGTAATGATAAATCCTGACTATCCATATTTTACAGCTGATAAACAATCGCTCTATTATGGCAGAGCATTATTAATTGATTTCGGGAGAGTTATGAAAGTAGGTAGTACTCAATATAGGAATTGGGCGGGGGGGGATAATCAAAAAAAGTATAAAGCGTTTTGGCAGTATGGACAGTTACTAGGTAGACTATCAGCGAGAGTGTATGGGAGTCAAACTATTGGAGAAATATTAAAAAAACAAAGAATTGTTATGGACACAGCATTTAAAGCCAAAGTACAAATCCAATCATGGGAAGCGATTATTGCATCAATACAAAAACAAAAAATAGGCATAGACATAAACAATTTTAAACAACCACAAGCACCAGCACAAGCACCAGCACAAGCACCAGCACAAGCACCAGCAAAAGCACAAGCACAAGCACCAGCAAAAGCACAAGCACCAGCACCAGTATATGGTATACAAGCACCAGCACCAGCACCAGTATATGGTATACAAGCACCAGCACCAGCACCAGCACAAGCACAATACGCAAAAGCAGCAGTAAGAATAGGATCAGAAGCACTAAATTATGCGGCACATATTAGAGATAATTTTGCAGCAGTATTCAATGTTGCAGTAACAGGAGGTTTGCTAAGTATGAGCCCAATTTTTGATCCTTTAAATGTATGGAATTGGGTTGGTATATTAGGAATAAACACCGACATAGAAACACCAGGATCAGTACAACCGAGACCACGAGCACAAGCAGCACGAGCACAAGCAGCACGAGCACAAGCAGAAGAAGCAGACACAAAAGCAAAAGCAGACGCAGCAGCACAAGCAGAAGAAGCAGACGCACAAGCAGCAGACGCAGCAAAAGCAAAAGCAGACGCAGACACAAAAGTAAAAGCATGGGCAAAAGCAAAAGCAGACGCAGACGCACGGGTAAAAGAGTTATACGCATCGCATCGAAAAAATCCAGTAGGACAACAACAATACCCAGCACCACAAGCAGTAAGACAACAACAAGACACAGCACAAGCACAACCACCACGAGTACAAGCACCACGAGTACAAGCACAACCAGCACCAGCACAAGCACAACCAGCACCAGCACAAGCACAACCAGCACCACAAGAACAACGCGCAGCAAAAGCAAAACCAAAAGCAAAACCAAAAGCAACAGATCAATTTGCATGGATTAAAACAATTCATGCAAGACAACAACAACCACAACCACAACAACCACAACAACAACAACAACCACAACCACAACCACAACAACAACAACAACCACAACCACAACCACAACAACAACAACAACAACAACTAGACGCAGCACGAGCACGAGTACAAGCAGCAAAAGCAGAAAAAGCAGCAAAAGCAGCAGAAGAAGCAGAAGCAGCACGAGTACAAGCAGAAGAAGCAGAAGCAGCACGAGTACAAGCAGAAGAAGCAGCACGAGTAGACGCAACACGAGTAGACGCAGCACGAGTAGACGCACCAGTAAACAAAACTTGCCCCTCTGAAAATGTGGATGTTCCAGATTGTATAAAAAGTAAAAAAGAAAGAAGAAAATGGGATTTTTTATTTCATCCGGACAAGAATATAGATTGTGTACTAAGTGCTGCAGAAAAATTTAAAAAATTTACAAATAATGTAGCAAAACAAACAATCGACAAAGAAGGCAACTATAATTATAATGAATGTATGAGTTGGGTTGCTGCTGCTGCTGGAAATGCTGCTGCTAGTCAAGTAAACACTCGAAATTATACTAGTAATCAAGAGAATAATGTATTTAAAAAAGAAAAAGAATACGCAGATCGAACTGAAAAAGCAAAAGCAGACGCAGAAAAAGCAGCAAAAGACGCAGCACAAGCACAAGCAGCAGCAGACGCAGCACAAGCAGACACAGCACAAGCAGCAAAAGCAGAAAAAGCAGCAAAAGCAGCAGAAGACGCAGCAGAAGCACAAGCAGCAGCAGCAGAAGCACTAAAGTGGGAGAAGCAAAAAGAAGAAATATATACAACATTGATTAAGTTTTACCTCGCTTTTGGTTATGACGATCGACGTCCTGATCTTCTAAATGCTAATAACCAAATTAATCAAGTATATGCTCGGGCTATTGGTCATTTAAATGAGTTTAATCAACAACTATTTAACCAGGTTAAAAAAACAAAGTTGAACTTTTATGACGATGATAAAATTAGTTTGATTGCACAATTAAAAGACAATAAAGGACGAGATGATTATAATCGATATATAGCATCTAACAATCAAATAATATACGCCAGTATGAAGCAAATACAAATGCTCATTTTTGAACTAAAAAAAAAAATCGGTGAACAAATTAGTGCGCACTTGAAAACTTTGGATGATGAAAACGCTCTTTTTTTTACAGTAGATAGTATCAATATTGATTTAATTATATCTACACTTATTAATTCATGGCACGTAGCCCTCCTTCAAAAAATTGAAGAACTGTCTAAAATAAATAGCGCATTACAGGCAGACATGGCTAGTTTTATAACAATTTTCGTCGATGGCAAGACAGCAGCTAGTAATGTACTATCGGGCGGTGGTAGTGGAGATAATAGTGTTGTACAATATAAGGACAACGGTATATTAACGTACAATACACAATCATCATTATTACAACCAGTATATGGTATAAAATATGATATTGATACTAAAGATATAGCTTTTTTAATAAAAAAATACGATATTGGACAATTAGAAATAAAAAATAAAAATATAGACATAATATTATTAAAAAAAAATATTGATGGTCTATTTAAAAATCCATTTTTGATTGAATTTAATAAAATCGGTGGAAGAATAATCTCAAATAAAAAAACAAAAAAAAATAGAAAAAGTAAAAGTAAAAGTAAAAGTAAAAGTAAAAGTAAAAGTAAAAGTAAAAGTAAAAGTAAAAGTAAAAGTAAAAGTAAAAGTAAACGAATTATAAATATTTAAAAATATTATATTTATTTATTCTATAAATGAATACAATACAAAAACGATTTCTATTATTTTTGATAGGTTGTATAGGAACTAGATCTTTATTTGTATACTTAGCAAAAAATGCGAATACGACTTATTTACCATATATGGGATATTTAGCGCTTTTACCTGCTATGGGATTTATTTATTTATTTTTGACTGGTTCAAGAAAGACTGGCGCAGAAGTATTTGGTGATAAAATTTGGTGGAATGATTTAAGACCAATTCACGGATTATTATACCTTTTATTCGCTTATAACGCAATTAATAAAAATAATGGTGCTTGGGTATATTTGTTAGTTGATGTTATTGTTGGACTAACAAGTTTTTTATGGTTTCATTATTACAATGGAGATTTTTCTAAATTAGTAATATAGTAATATATTAATATAGTAAACTTGTAATATATTAATATAGTAAAATTATATATAAACTATAAGTTGATATATAATTAAAAATTTAGTGTTATAGATAAATATGGGTAATACTCAATCAATGAAAAAAATAAATTACGAAGATATGCAAACAGTTACAAAAAATCCAGAAATATATTTAATAATCAACACGCTATCTCCGTCTGACCAAAAATGTTTAATTGTTAACACAACTGTTGCCGAAGAAGAAGAAGTACTTATTAATAAGTATTTAAAGGAAAACAAAAGCATTAGAATTATAGTTTATGGAAAAAATTGTAATGACGATAGTGTTCAAAAAAAATATCAACAGTTATTAACATTGGGATTTTATAATATTTTTGTATATACGGGAGGAATGTTTGAATGGTTGTTATTACAAGACATTTATGATAAGGAATTATTCCCAACAACTAAAAAAGAATTAGATTTGTTAAAATATAAACCAAACCAATTATTAAATATTGCTTTATTAGAATATTAAAGTTAGAGTTAAATATGCGGATTGATCTGAGGAAAGAATGAATTAATTTTTGGTTGATTAATCTTAGGTTGATTAATCTTAGGAAAGAATGTATTAATTTTAAGTTGATTAATATTACTATACCTTTTTTTAGAAGGTTCTTCTTCCCATAATACTTGGACAAAATCATCGTCTTCTTTTTCTTCTTCTTTTTCTTCGTATTTTTGTTCTATATTTTTAATTAATCCCATATTTGCTAATTGATCTGCTCGTTTATTATGCGTTCGATAAATATGTGTAAATGTTATATATTTAAACTTACATTTCAAGGCTCTGAATTTGTCATATAATACCAATAAATTCTCATTTTTTACCTTATAAACCTTATTAGCTTGGTTAATAACTAACAAACTATCACCATAAACACATAATGACGTAATGCCTAATTTTATAGATTCTTCCAGACCTATAATTAATGCGCAATATTCTGATTCATTGTTTGTTCTGTTTCCAATATTTTCACAAGAAGTAGATATTTCGTCACCATTTTTGTAAATTACTGCTCCGATTCCAGAAGGACCGGGATTGCCTTTACTACAACCATCAAAATATAATGAATATTCGCATATTGGATGTACTTGATTTAAATTAATATTGTTATTTTTTGTATTTTGTTTTTCCATTATATTTATTCTATATTATCTAGTGTATATTATATATATATTTAAATCAATTTTTTAAATTATTTAATTATTTAATTAATTATATAATTTTTATTTAAAGTCAATTTAATATTATTATGGATATTATTGATAAATTATTATATAAATATAACACTTTATATAATATAATGAAATATCTATTATTTTTCTTAGGTTTATCTTTAGCTTCGTTTATTAAAGGAGATAGCGAGTGTGCTATAGTTTCATCATTTGGTGATAGAAGAAAAGACAAAACGTCATTGCGTTTAGTTCAATATAATGTCGAATGGTTATTTATTGATTATTGTTCTAGTTCAAATTGTCCAGGCAATGGGTGTAGTTGGAATACGGTTTCTGATGCTCACAATCATTTATCATATGTAGCCGATACAATAAATTTTTTAGAACCAGATATTATTAATTTGTGCGAAGTTGAAGGATGCGATGAATTAAATATGTTAAAGGGACAATTAGATTTTGGATATACCCCATATTTAAAGATAGGAACAGACACATCAACTGGGCAAAATGTAGGGATGTTAACGCGTATTGACCCACTTGTTAGTTTGTATCGTAGTGAAGAGAAAATAGCATATCCTATTTCAGGAACTAACTGTGGCCAAACAGATGTATCTGGAACATCCGGAGTATCCAAACATTACATTACCGAGTTTCAAATATCTTATATGAAAGTAGCATTAATTGGGGCGCATTTATTGGCAATCCCAACGGATCCAGCACGATGTGCTCAAAGAGAAGCTCAAGCCCAAGTGTTACAAAATATTGTTAGTTCGTATATTATAAAAGGCTATGAAATTATATTACTTGGGGATATGAATGATTATGATGCGGAATTATTGGATTTAAATTCAAATAAACCAACATCTAGAGTTTTAGATATAATGAAGGGTCTAGATGGCCAAAAGAACGGAACATATCTTCTAACAAATATTGCTTATAGAATGGAACAATCAGAACGATATAGTGATTGGTGGGATTCGGATAATAACTGTGATACAAGCTCACAAAACGACTTGTCAATGATAGATCATATTTTAGTTACATCTAATATAGATGAAAAAATCGTGGATGCGTTTATTTATCATGATTATAAAGAATATTGTGGAAAATGGAATTCAGATCATTATCCTGTTGTGATTGATTTTAAATTTTAAAAAATAAATTTAATAATAAAAATACATTTTTATATATAATCGCATATTATAGCAATAAATTTATCATCTTCATTTTTTGAATTGACATTTATAATTACTTGAAATGGTTTACCACAACCAAATATTAAGTCGTTTTTAATATATACATCACACAACTTTTTTTCTGTGTGTGGTCCAATTTGGGTTCCAGAGCTTTTGAATGATCCGTGGCGAAAAATACAACAATTTAGTTTTTCGATTAGAACTGGATCTTTACAATGAGGGCATTCGACAACTATATTAGTAATAAATTCATTATTAATTATGTTATCCATTACACCCTTGGTAATTTAAAACGCCGTTTTCACAGAGTAAAAAAATAATCAAGGATGTAAAATCAATAGTAGGAATTTCACCTACGATGGTCTAACTTTTTCCTCTTCTTGTTGATTATTTGAAGAGGTGAAAGACGAAATTTGCGTAACTTGTGAAAAACACGCAGGGCGTTCTTGCCTATCAATCCAGCATTTTGTTAAGTTCATTATGTTGATTGCTGAATTTGCGTCTCGTGTTCTAAATACGATTTGTTTGACTTGGGGTCTCACGCATCCAGAACATACTAAAAGACGAAACTGCTTGTTTCCGTCGCTATGTCTGTAATAGGATAAATCATTATTACATTCACAGCATTTTTTACTTGTATTACATTCGTTGATTGTTATTGTATCATACTTCTTATGGATTTGCTTTCTCAATCCTTTATTCATCGTAGGCATAAAATGTTTCATTTGAGTGCTTCTGCTCCAATTCCCATAACCAATTAGGATATTATCTCCAAAAGTTTCCTTGATTTTATTAAGGAATGTATCTATTGATTTCTTACCATAACTATATTGCCTAAACTTCATTTTCCTCCAAACTTCTCGTTGGTAGAAATCAGTTGTTTCTTTATTCAGTTTATCCTTCTCAACTAAATATTCTTTGAACTTTTCATAATCTACGGATTTGCTATTTTGAAACGATAAATGAGTTTCTTTTTCAGTTATTTTATTTCGTTTCTTTTCCAACAATAATATTCGTTGGTTTGTTTTTGCCTTGCTTTCTCGTTTCCTTTGAGGTGCTGTATATTGTAGTTTCTTACCATTACTATCCATCATATACACTAACGACCTTTTACCAGGGTCGCAACCAACAATATTGCGTGGCGCAACTTCTTTGAGTTGTTCTATGGATAAATCTTCTATGTTATGAAAATCTTGTGCTGGTAAAGTAGGAACTCTGCTTCCCCATTTCTTATCTTTCAAATCCTTACGAATAAACAATAAAGAACAACTAATACCATCTGTTTGGAGTTGATGATGATATTGATAATGTTTGCTTTTGAATGTTTTATGTTGTAGGTTTAGTAGATTATTCCATACATCGTATTGATTTTCCTTTACATTTTTCAAAAGTTCTCCTTTCTTTGCGTTTTCAGGACAGAATAAACTGATGATACACGCTGTATCCAGAATAATATGCTTTGGAATAATATTATTACGAAGTGGTAAAGGTTGGAATAATTTATGTTCTTCTTTTTCTAATACAGCATTCATATACAACATACCCCTCAAATAATCAAATGGTTTCACCTTCACGTCATAATGAACGGACTTCTTTATGTTTGTAGGAAGAATATTCGGTAAATGAGTTGTTTTCCATTCATCAAACATGGTATCAGTTTCCTCATTACATTCTAATATGAGTTTCTTGAACTTGAAAAGGATTGCTTTATCTTCTGTTATGTTAGTTGTTGTTTTATTGATGAACCGAAGAAAGTGCTGGATAAATCGTTCTTGCGTATTGTTAGATAAAGAAGTATGTAGTTGTGTTGCTAAATAAGGTAATAAAAAAGTCGTATTCTTTAACTTGGTCTTTTCGTGGTTGAGTAAAGGTTGGTATTCATTATTGTAAAACGCTTGTAATGCTTCTAAAAGTTCAGTATCTTTACTTTTTGCTCCTTGATTACTTCTCACCCCTAATGTCTTAATACAATACAAAATGAACTTTTCGTTTATTTCAGGTAAATGTTCATTGTTGTTATAACATTTCAATACATATAACCTGATAAATTGGTAAGAATGTATCATCAAATCATTCATTTCAAAAACCAAATTAGTAATGACTGGTTGAACTTCTTTATGGTTATATAATACAGATTTGAGTGTGGTTTTGATGGTAGTATAAGCAGATTTATCTAGGGAACGGAACTCTTGGAAAGTATCTTTCTTCTTTTTCACCATTCTATATACTTACTAAATATTTTTATTTTTAAATGGTTATTTATAAATAATCATTTATTCCTAAATATTATCGTCATTCGGTTTTTCTTCCATTTCCTTTTGCAGTTTTTCTTTTCTTCGTAAATATGTTCGTTGGTTATATAATTTAACCTGCTCTGGAGAAGATTTATAATTTGTTTTTTCTTTATAGGTTCTAACTCTTTGTTTTTGTGCTTCTTTATGCTTTTCATAATAGACTTTACTACTTGCCGGTGCTGTATATTTTTTGAGATGTTCTTTGGTTGCTTGTAGTTCTGTTTCTAAATTGGAAATCTGTTCTTCCATTTCCTTAATTTTTTCATCCTTATCCATTACGATACTATATATAATAAAAAATATTTATATAATTTTTATTATAATTGTTTCAAAAACCGGCGTTTTAAATTACCAAGGGTGTAAATAAATTATATTTATATTTTTATATTTTTAAATTACCAAGGGTGTAAAAAGAAAAAATTAAAAAAAGAAAAAATAAATAAAATTTTATAAAACAAATTCATTAATTTTGTTTAACCAATTATCCATAATATTTTTGTTTTCATAAATATCTACATTTCCATCCAAAACTAAAGGTTTAGTATTTTCATTTTCATTTTTGTCAAGAAATGCTTCATGATAAGTATGGCAATCTTGTAAATAAGCCAACGGAATTACCTCTTCCCCATCTCTTGATCTTTTATGAATTCTATTATAACAATTTGTCGGATCTGTTTTTACATATACGGAATAATTAATAGGGAAATCCTTTGCGAATTCTTCAAACCATTTTAAATAAATTTGATAACAAACATCTTCTATTTTCCCTTGATCGTGAAGCATCTTTGCAAACACCTGTTTATCTGTATATAAACTACGTTCGGTGATTATTATATACTGTTTATTATTATTCTCCGATACAATTTCTTTAATAGTATCTCTCAAAATAGTCAATCGCGATATATACGCCATCATCTGAAACGCAAACGAATACTTCTCTTGGTCAGCATAAAACTTTTTTAACATAGTATTTCCTTGATTATCCTTAATTTTCTCCCAATCGTCAACCGGTTCTCTCAAAAATATAACACATGTATTACCATTATAATACTTTCTTAAATTTTCTAAAAGAGTTGATTTACCAGAACCAATATTTCCTTCAATTGAGATAATCTTGTAGTTTGACATAATATAATAATATATATAGACACTTTTATCTTGTTTTTATAATTCAATTTTATTTAAAAATAAAATTGAATTATAAAAATAACTTAAAGAAATACGCATATATTACAACAATGGATCTTAAACAAAGAAAGCTATCTAAGTCTGAATGGGAATCTATCGAAATTCCTGTTTCTAAAGCCGAAAATGAAATTTTACAATTAATAACAAGTGGATTTTCAAATGTTCATTTGAAGATTAATAAAACGGATTCTATCTTTACGTTTCTAAAGATAGAATATAATACACAAATTGAAGAATTTATGTATGTTAAATTCTTTGCTGACAAAATAAAAGATATGGTTCGCAATAATAACATTACGTTTATTCGGTTTGGACCTAATCCGATTACAAAGCGTAATTCTACTGCTGACGATTTGTTAACTCAACAAATTCATTATATTGACGTATCTTCTATTGTTCGTCTTAAAAGTGGCGACCAAATTCGTCTTTCGCGCCTTGATAGCGAGATCATTAAAAACGAAGACACGCATATATATGAGTTTATTCTTTATAGCAATCTAGAAAAAATGCTTAATTTAAAAAAGGTAAATGATAAAAAATGGATGTATTATTATTATACTCTTAGCAAACTAATGAAAAACAATATTGACAAATTAAATAATTATTTGAAGGAAATTATCAATGTATTTATCAGTAATTTTGAAACCGATATCGATTTGTTATATATTACACAACATTCGGTTGAATTTATTGAAAAAAATTCAAATCTATTAAAATTCAGTGATTTAGTATTATACGAACATCAAAAAGAAATTTATAATGCTGTAAGAAGCCCAAATCCTAAATTAATTCTTTATATTGCTCCAACAGGAACTGGAAAAACGTTGACTCCATTAGGCTTATCTGAAAAATACAAAATTATATTTGTATGTGCTGCTAGACACGTTGGATTAGCCTTAGCAAGATCGGCGATTTCGATTGGTAAAAAAATTGCTTTTGCGTTTGGATGTTCTGCTGCCGAAGATGTAAGATTACATTACTTTGCCGCAAAAGAATATACCAAAGACAGACGTAGCGGTCACATTAGAAAAGTAGATAATACTGTTGGAGAAAAGGTAGAAATCATTATTTGTGACATTAGATCTTACTTATCATCAATGTATTATATGCTTTCATTCAATAATGCTTCTGATATTATTACCTATTGGGATGAACCTACTATTACAATGGATTACGAAAATCACGATTTACATAAAGTCATCAGAAAAAACTGGAAAGATAATATTATTCCAAATGTTGTACTATCTTCTTCTACGTTGCCAAAGTTACACGAACTTACTCACACTGTTGCTGACTTCCAAGAAAAATTCTCTAATTCGGTTATTAATAATATTGTAAGTCACGATTGTCGTAAAACGATACCTCTCTTTGATAATAATGGGTATGTTGTTATGCCTCATTATTTGTACGATGATTATAATCAGGTTTTACAAGTAGTAACTCACTGCGAAGAAAATTTGACCTTATTAAGATATTTTGATTTGAAAGAAGCGTCTGAATTCATTCATTATGTTGAAACCAATAATCATAATAAAGGATCCTCCAAATTCGAGAGAAACTTTGCGTCAGTAGATGATATTGATATGAAAAGTATTAAGCTTTATTATCTTAAGATGTTAAAAAATATTATTACTAGTTCTTGGACTATAGTATATAATTACTTCAAATTGGCTCGAACAAAGAGAATTAAACAAAATAATACTATAGATACAAAGGGAAATACAATTACCAGAACGACTAGTGCTGCCAGTACGAATTATAGTGCTACAAAATCAGGAGAACCAATTAGCAAAATGAGTAGTGTTCAAATTATTAATACAAATACAAATACAAATACAAATACAGATCCTCCAGGAAGCTGTGGCGTTTATGTTACCACAAAAGATTCTTATACATTGACCGATGGACCTACAATCTTTCTTGCGAATGATCTACAAAAAATAGCAAAATTTTGTATTCAGCAAGCAAATATTCCTGCTATTGTGATGAAGGACATTATGGAAAAAATCGAATATAACAATCAACTTAATACAAGAATTGATGAAATTGAAAAAGAGTTGGAATTTGAAGAAACTAAATTGGCTTCCAAAATGGGTGGAGGTTCTTCAGATAATTCTAAAGAAGCTAAAAAGTTACAAGGCAAAAAGGAAGGAAAACGTAAAGCAACGATCGCTAATAAAGTTATTGAAAAATCATCTGATGGAAATTTGGTTAAATTGCGAGAAGAAATTGCTACACTTAAAACTATGGCAAA